GCTGACCACATCGGCGGGCGGTGTCGCGCCGATCTTCGTCGGAGCGTGGGGCGCGGTGGACCTGATCCGCGACCCCTACAGCGATGCGCAATCGGGCGGACTGCGCCTGACCGCTCTGGCAACGATGGATGTGACGGTGGCGCGTGGCGCGCAACTGCAACTTCTGACCGGCATCGAGGTCGAGTGATGCTTTACGGCGGCGTAGCGACGGGCGGCGCGCTGGAGCTGCGCCGCGACCAAAACGGGGGCGTCCGGATTTCCGGGCGCTTCCCCTATGCGACCGTAACCACGCTGGCACCGGGGCGCTATGAGCAATTTGCGGCCAGGGCCTTTGGGGCCAAGATCGCCGGCGCCGGGGACGTGCACTTTTTGCTGCAGCATGACTTCGCGCAACCTCTGGCCAGCCGATCTGCGGGGACGCTGGAATTGCGCGACACGGCGCAGGCCTTGGAGTTTGACGCGACAATCACGCCAGACATGGCCAGCACGACCTGGGCGCGTGACTTCCTTTCGGCCAATGTGGCTGGCCTGATCAAGGGTCTATCGCCGGGCTTTCGTGTCGCACCAGGTGGCGACCAGGTCGAGCGCCGGGGCGATGGCATCCTGCGCACGGTTCGGTCCGCAGACCTGATGGAACTCTCGGCCGTCACGGTTCCGGCCTATCCCGCGGCGCAGATCGAGGCGCGCAACTGGCAGGCTGGATCTGACGCGCCAGACACCGGCCTGCATCGCACATTGGCCCGGTGGAGGATCTGATGCTGAACTGGCTATTCAAGAAACTGGCACCTGCGGCACCCGAACGCCGCAGCACCTTCACCGGCAACTACACGACCGACATGATCGCAGTCAGGTCCGGCCTCTTGGCAGGGACAGCCGGAATTGGGGAACTGACGGCGACTGTGCAGTCATGCGTGAGCCTCTGGGAAGGCGCTTTCCAGCTTGCAGACGTGACCGGCACTGACCTGTTGACCCGGCAGACCATGGGCCTGATTGCGCGAGGCCTTGCCCTGCGGGGCGATGTGCTGTTGCTGATCACGCCGCAGGGCCTTGTGCCTCTGTCAAATTGGCAGGTCGCAACCCGGATGGGCAAGCCCGTGGCCTATCGCGGTCTTGTGCCGGATGCGAACGGGGGCCAGATGATCACCTGCCTTGCCGCCGAAGTGCTGCACATCCGGATCGGCGCTGACCCTCTGACACCATGGGCAGGCACCGGGCCTCTGTATCGATCGACACTGACTGCCTCGCTGCTGGACACACTGGAAACCGCCCTGCGGGATGTGTACCGAGACGCGCCCTTGGGTTCGCAGATCATCCCCCTGCCGGAAGGGTCAAGCGATGACATGGCCGACATGCGCAGCATGTTCCGGGGCAAACGTGGCGCAAGTCTGGTGATCGAGGGTGTTGCCCATGCAACGGCGGCGGGCATGAACCCGAATCTTGGCAAGTCACCTGATCAGCTCTCGCCTGATCTGTCGAGGTCGATGACCGGGCAATCTCTGGACGCCGCGCGCAACTCTATCCTGATGGCCTTTGGCGTCCTGCCGGGCCTGCACAACCCGGCGACGACTGGACCCATGGTCAGAGAATCTACGCGCCATTTGGCAGGATGGGTGCTGCAACCGATCTGCGAATTGATGGCAGATGAGGCGCGCGAAAAGCTCGGTGCAGCCGTGACAATCGACGTGGGCAGACCCTTGCAGGCCTTCGACGCCGGGGGCCGCGCGCGGGCTTTGGCGCAGCTTATCGAGGCAATGGGCAGGGCAAAGGAACTCGGCCTCACGCCGGATCAAGTCAATGGCGCAATCAAGGCCGTGAACTTCGCAGGAGGCGACGACCTGGCCTGATCAGATAGGCAGGATGCGCCTAGCGGGTGGCCCCGCAATGCATCCCGGTTAGACGGAGAGTGCGAAAACCCCGTCAAGGCGCAGATCATTCCTTTCGATGATCGTGGCGCGGCGCAGGACGTTCACGCGAGCGGGCCTGAGCTGGGGCGGGGGAAGGCGATTCCCTCGCCCTATCATTTTCTCAAGGCCACGCCGGGGCCGTTCCCGTTCTCTGACAGGAACACCACGCCAGCGGCTTCGAGGGCGGCGCGGATGGCGTGCAATGCTGCGGCGCTTCCGGCGTACCGCTCCGTCTCAAAATTGGTGATCGTGTTGCGATGCACTGAAGATCGTTCCGCCAAATCGCGAACGGTCCAATTCAAAAGACCACGCGCGGCCCTGACTTGTGCGCTTGTCATAAGTGTCTTCTTGTGCTATTGCCACATGTGCCAAAAGCATAACCCACAAAGGAAAAAACCGCAATGACGACCAACAACCCCGCTCCGGGGAACGGAGAAGTTTTGACCTGTGATCGGCGGCAACACCCGCACGACAATCTGATGACGGCAATCTCGGTCTTGCAGTTGAAAAGCTTGGCATCCGATTCCTTGTGCGACGGAGACAGCACCTGGGGCGCCATGTTCATGCCCGACGCGTCCCTTGATCACGTGATCCGGCTGCTGATCGACGTGCTGCCCTATGTCGAAAAGCTGGTGATATCGAAGGCCAAGGGGGACGCGCTATGACCATGAAAGCACCGGAATTCGGGGCGCACTTCCCCTTGCAGCAACCGGCACCCCTTCCGAGTCTGGATGATCTTGAAAGCGACGCCCGGCACATCCTCCAAATGATGAACATCGCCGTGGATGACGTTCAAAACATGTTCACCGACGCGCCCATGGTGATGTCGGATCGGGAACGGCATAGCGCGGTCCTCTGGGTGACTCGCGACCTTGTCGAGCGGCTGGCCGCGCATCTAGAGGCACTGTGCAACAGCCCGGCCATGCAGCAAGTGAACCGGGCGGCGATGAAACCTGTTGACTTTGTCTGAAGGTAGATGCACCTTGAGCCAAATCAAAGAGGTGACCTATGATTCAAGTTTCTCCCAAGTTGCGAACTGCGGCGGCCTGTAAAGTGGCCCGTCTTGACCGCGACCGCTTCAATGAAGCCGTCGCAGGCGGCTACCTGAACTGCGTTCCCGGCACTGTTGCCGGGCGCGCGCGTGTCTTTACTCCGGATGACATGTTGGTGCTTTGGTATTTTCGCGAGCTGGTCGAGGACGGTCTGACGCGAGAGTATGCCGGGCGGATCGCTTGCGAAGTCGCCGATGCTGCCAAGCGGAATCCCGATGCGGTGGCAATCTCGTATGTTGAGGATTACTTCGGCCCTCGTTCGGGCCGTGCCTTTCCGGCCGATATGGTTCCTGACTCTTCCCAATGGGATACTACCAAATTCAGCGGCACCGATATTCGGAAGGTGACTACGTTCCGTGTCGGGAAGACTCGCGAGATGATCTCGCACTATACCGCCGAAGAGCTTTCTGTCTTCGGCTCGGAAGACTGATCGTCGTGACAAAGCGTCTCACCCCCATCCATGCGAACGAAACCACGGCGGCGGCGCTTCTCGATATGCGCCCTGCCGAGTTTCGGTCGCTGGTCGAGGGCGGGCACCTGCCGAGGGGCCGAGAGATAGCGCCTGGCATCATCCGTTGGGATACCGAACAACTCCGCAAGATCGGCACCGGCGAAGCGATTGACGGAGGAATCGAATGGTAAGGAAGATCCGGCGCAAGCCTTTCATCCGCGAACCTAAGCCGGGTTTCCTCTACTTCTATCGGGGCGGCACATACCTGCACCGCTTCACGGCACCCGAAAACACCGAGGAATTTGACCGCCAATACTGGCAGGTCAGGACCGGCAAGAAGACCGAGGCTAAGCGCTCTTGGGGTGCGGCAATCGACATTCTGCGCAAGTCGGATCGCTGGGCCGAAAAGTCACCGCGCTACCGGCAAGACCTTGAGCCTGTGCTGGCCTACCTGATTGAGAAGATCGGCGGGCACGATGTGGCCAAACTGACCCGCGCGGAAATATACAAGGCGATGGACAAGAACAAGCATCGCGTCCGCTTTGCCAATTACATCCCGGTGGCAATCTCCCTGATCTTCAAAGAGATCGACCGCAAGGACTGGCTCAAGGTCAACCCTGCCGTTGGGATCGAACGCTTGACCGTCCCTAAGGATCGGCAAAAGCCACATGTGTCATGGACCGACGCGGCGCTGGCAAAGATGCGGGCCGAGGCGGGCGCGCGGGAAAAGCTGATCTTTGAGATCGGAATCGGCAGCGTCCAACGTCCGAGTGACTGGCTGCAATTCACCTGGGGCGACTATGACGGCGACAGCCTCAAGCTGCGCCAAGGCAAGACCGACAAGCCCTTGCTATTGCCCTGCACACCGGCGCTCAAAGCGGCACTGGACGCGGCAAAAGCCGCCCTGCCCTTCTCTCCCATGCCGTCCCGCCACATCGTCACCAAGCGCGACGGCAGTCGGATGGACTATCGGCGTATGGCCGAGATCATGCGGGCTGAACGGGTGCGCCTGGGCCTTGAGGCCTATGACCTCCACGCGCTGCGCTACCGTGGCGTGATGGAACTGGCGTGGGCCGACTGCACCGACGATGAGATCATGTCCTACTCTGGCCACGCGACCAAGGCGATGGTGATCAAGTACGCTGGCGAGGCCCGGCAGATCATGGCGGCGCGCCGGGCGCAGAAGAAACGCCAATGAACAGAACGGAACCGAAACGGGAAACTGATAACTGGAGTGATAACCTCTTGACGATCACTTTGAAAAAACCTAATGACACCAACGCCGAGGCGAGTTGGCGGAGAGGTTACGTACCGGATTGCAAAGCCGGGCCTTTCCCCAATCAAATCAACATCTTGACCGAAATTCGTTGCCCGGACAATTCGGGAACGCTCGGTGAACATGACAACGGTGAACATCGTTCGGCGAAGGCGCACGAAACCACTTTCCGCCCCCTGCCCGACACCACCCGCCGCATGGTTTCGACCACGGTCTTGTGCCATGCCATCCGGGCCTGTGAGCGTGAAGACGCGGTTGTCATCCTTGACGCGGCTCTGTCCGATCTGAGCGCGGGCGCGCCCCCTCCGGTCTTCATGTCTGCGACAGACGACGCGCGCTGGTGGGCATCCTTGGCCGCGCCACGAGAGATTAAGGCCTTTGCCTGGGCGTGCTTCGAGGCGATGCAGCCCAATGTGCGCGCTTCCTTCATCCAATTCGTGAATGAGCGGGGGGCGGCATGATCACCGAACGCCTCAACCGCTCCAGCGTGCAGCCGTTCGATTCCGCTGACTTGGAAATTCAGGTTCGCGTGACCGACACTGATCAGATCGCGGAGGCCCATCGTCATGCCTTGGCGGCGGCTACGGAGTTGGAGCACTATGCTCAATTGGCGCTTCTGACCCAGACTATCCGTGTGACGGTGGACGCTTGGCCTCGGTCCAGTTGGTTCGCCTTGCCCATTGCACCTGTGATCGATCCGCTGTCCCCGACCGTCACAGTTGACGGCGTGGCCTTTGATGGGTTCGCCGTTGTGGGTGGGATGCGCCCTGCGCTGCGCCTGACCGGTGACCGGCCTTGCGGGCTGATCGTGATCGAATACGAGGCCGGGTTTGGGGCCGATGCTGACGCCATCCCCGCCGACCTTCAACTGGCCATCCTGGACCAGGCGACGGCGACCTATGACGAACGCGGGGCCGGGGGCGGAAAGACCGCTCACACTTCCGCAGTATCGCCGCACATGGCGCGGATCGCAGCCCGGTATCGGCGGGTTGCGCTATGAGTGTGAACGTACTGCCGATCAGGAATCTGTCCGAGGCTTCCAAGAAGATATTGGACAGGATCGAATTCGCCGGGGAAATTCCCCCGGTTCTGGATCGCAACTACCTCATCAAGGGGTGGCTCGACCGGGGCAGCGTCAGTGTCGTCTACGGTGACGCCAATGTCGGCAAGAGCTTTTGGGCGCTGGACCTCGCCCATCACATCCATGATGGTCTCGCATGGAATGGCTATCGGGTGCGCCAAGCGCCGGTCCTGTTCATCGCGGCCGAGGGCGGCGCGCTTTTTGCCAATCGCCTTGCAGCCCGGCGCGCCCACTTCATGGTACTTCGCGGCAGTCTGACCCTGACAGGCCAGAACACACCCGCGCCTGCCCTTGCCGCAGCACTCAATCACCTGTCTGAGATTCACGGGCCTTTCGGGATGATCGTGGTCGACACGGTGGCGCGGGCCATGGGCAAGGCCGATGAAAACGCCGCCTCGGACATAGCAGACCTGTTGAGGAACGTGGACACGCTGCGCCACCAGACCGGCGCGCATGTGATGCTGATCCACCACAGCGGCAAGGACGCATCACGAGGGGCGCGGGGCCATTCCAGCCTGAGGGCGGCCGTGGACACAGAGATTGAATTGACCAAGGGCGACGATGGCAGCCGCATGGCCCGCGTCACCAAGCAACGCGACATGGCCGGTGGTGCAGAGAACCACTTCACCCTGGAGCAGGTGACCCTTGGTCGGGATAGCGACGGTGAGGCGGTCACCAGTTGCGTTGTGAAGCATGAGAAGGGGCAGACCGAACGATAGGGCAGATGCATCAACTGCACCCGGCTGAGCTGCCATAGGTGGCCTGCTTGAATGTCCTCTTTGCTCTCGAGCACCGCAGGACTGTCAGACGGTGACGACGCCAGAAGACAGGACACGACCGTGGGGCGAAGGCCAAGTCACCACATGGGCGCGCGCTGAATTCAGTGATCGGGAAAGGTCTGCCTCGTGGGCGGAAAGGAGCGGAAACGATGAATAAAACCACGTTCAGCACGGTCGAGGGCATGGTGAGGTATCCCCCCCTAAGGGGGGATTACCTCTCTACCGTCTGCCGTCGCAGCGCATCGTGACCAAGATGCGCGACCTGCAACAAACGCCTGATCTTTTCGGGTTCGAAGCTATGCGGTGGATGCATGGCGCTGAGAATGGTCCCAATGCCCGGCCTTCTTTTGACGACGGTTACCGTCGTTCGGATACTTCAATTTTCGCGCCCAAGGGTCCGAAAGAGGGTCTGAATGACTTTGAAGACCTGACTTCGGCTCAAAAAGCCATGCATTTTTTGCATAGCTTGAAGGTCCCCGAAGGCCCGACCGCTGGCCAGCCGATGAACCTTGCCCCCTTCCAGAAGCAATTTGTCGAGGGCGCGATGGCTGACGGGATCGCTGCGGCGGTTCTGAGCATCGGGCGGGGCAATGCGAAAACTGCCCTCTCGGCGGGGATTGCCCTCGGTGGCTTGATCGGTGTCTGGGATCATCAGCGCCGTCGCGAAATCCTCATTGCAGCCCGAACCCGTGACCAGGCGCGAATCGCATGGGATTTTGCCAGCGGTTTTGCAGCCTCTTTGCCGATGGAAATTCAGAAACGGCTGATCTTCCGCCGCGCCCCCAGGCTGGAAATAGAGTACGAGGGCGACGGCGGCGGGCATGTCCTGCGGGCGCTGGCTGCTGATGGCAAATCAGCCCTCGGATCTGCGCCTACCATGGCCCTTTTGGACGAGCGCGGGCACTGGGCCTTGGACAAGGGCGACGAGCTGGAGGCGGCGCTGCTTTCAGGTCTGGGCAAGCGCGGCGGGCGCGCCCTGATCATCAGCACATCGGCTCCAGATGACACGCACCCATTTTCCAAGTGGATAGACGACCCGGTGGCGGGGACTTTCGTTCAAGAGCATCGTCCTTCGCCGGGCCTTCCTGCGGATGACATGCCCTCGCTGATGATCGCCAATCCGGGCGCGCTTCATGGCATTGGCGCTGGGCCGGAATGGCTGGAGGCATCGGCGCGGCGGGCCGTGGCGCGGGGTGGATCACAGCTCACAAGCTTCCGGCTCTACAACCGCAATGAGCGGGTGAGCGGAGAAACCCGTGACCTGCTGGTGACCGTCGACGAGTGGATGGCCTGCGAAGTCTCTGATCTGCCCCCGCGCGAAGGTCAGGTGATCATCGGGATAGACCTTGGCGGCTCGGCTTCGATGACGGCGGCGGCGTTTTACTGGCCAGACACAGCCAGGCTTGAGGTTCTCGGCACGTTCCCGGCTTCGCCCTCGCTCTTGGACCGTGGGCAGTCTGATGGCGTGGGTCAACGCTATGTCGAGATGCAGGACCGGGGCGAGCTGTCAGTGCTGGGGGACAAGACAGTCCCCGTGGCCGCGTGGCTGGCCGAAGTCATGCGGCACGTCCAGGCCGAACCCATCGCGGCAATCACGATGGATCGCTACAAGCAAAGCGAGCTGGCCGAAGGGCTGGACAAGGCCGGGATTCGCGCGCCGCTGGTATGGCGGGGCCAAGGATTCCGAGACGGTGGGGAGGATTGTGAACGGTTCCGCCGCGCCGTCTTTGACGGGAAGGTCAAGGCCAAGGCCTCGCTCTTGCTGCGGTCTGCCTTCGCAGATGCGGTCTGTCTGCGCGACCCTGCCAACAACCTGAAATTGGCCAAGGCCAGGTCGACCGGGCGGATCGACGCGGCCGCAGCCTCGGTGCTGGCCATCGCAGAAGGATCGCGGGTGGCGGGCCGACCCAAGGCCAGGGCGCGGGTGATCTGGGCATGAGGGAGATTCGCAAAGAGCATCACCGGCACTCGCGGACGATCACGCGCACAGCTCGGTGGAAAGTCCTTCGCATGGCCATCCTTGAGCGCGACGGCTTCCGCTGCAAGGGCTGCGGCTGCGATGGGCGGCTTGAGGTTGACCACGTCAAGCCCGTCAGAACACACCCGGAATTGTCCTACACACCCGGCAACTTGCAGGCGCTTTGCCCAAGTTGCCACACGAAGAAGACCCGGTTGGAGTGCGGTCACAAGCCTCCATCGGAAGACCGCACGGCATGGAAGGGCTTTGTCTCTGACCTTGAGCGCGGTGGACAGAAACCCAAGACAGAAACCCCCAAGAGCAAATGAGGTATCACATGCTCCAATCCGTCAAGATCACCCGACGCCAGTCGGAAATCCGCCAAGCCCTCGCGGGCCTGATCGGCAAGGAAAAGCCCACCGAAGATGAGGTGCGCAACATCGAGGCCATGGACGCGGAATTCCGCGCCAACGAAACCCGCTACCGCGCGGCGCTGATCACCGAAGACACCGAACGTCGCGAGGCCGGGGCCGAACTGGAAACCCGCACCGGCCGCGAATGGGATACGCTGGTTGCAGGCTTCGAACTGCGCCAGGTGGCCCTTGCCCTGGACGAGGGCCGCGCCCTGACGGGCCGCACCTTGGAAGTGGTGCAGGAGCTGCGCAGCGCCGGCGGCTTCCGGGGTATGCCGGTTCCGTGGCAGGCTCTGGAACGCCGCGCCGGTGAAACCATCGCCAGCGGTGTGGCGAACCCGCTGCAAACTCGGCCCGTAATCGAGAGAATCTTTCCCGATTCCGTGGCGGCGCGGATGGGGGCGCAGATGATCAGCATCCCGTCCGGCTCTGTCGAATGGCCGGTGACGACCTCGGCGGTGACGGCGGGCTGGCAGGCGACCGAAACCGGCAACGTGTCGGGGCCGACTGCCTATGCGACGACCGACAAGGCCCTTGCGCCGAACAACACGCTGGGCATTCAAATGCGGATCACCCGCAAGACCCTGCTGCAATCCGGCTCGGCGCTGGAAGATGCGGTGCGGCGCGACATGAACGGCGCCGTGCAACAGGCGCTTGATGCGGCCGTCTTTCTCGGCACCGGTTCCAGCGGGCAACCCTTGGGCGTTATTCCCGGATTTTCCACCTATGGCATCACGAGCACGTCCGCCCTTGGTGGCGTTGCGACTTGGGCGGCATTCCGCGACGCGGTCACGCGCTTCATGACGGCAAATGCGGTTGCCTCGCCTGACGCGGTCAAGCTGATGATCCGACCGGAGGCTTGGAGCTTTATGGACGGAACCCTGCTCACCGACACGGCGGTTTCCGAATGGGACCGTATGCTGGCGAACATCCCG